GAAGTAGCCCTCGTCCTCCAGGGCGCGCGTGCGCAGCGTCCAGGGCGCGACATGGACGCGCCCGGCAACCGCCGCCGTGACCAGTTTCGCCATCGGATCGCCGATCGGGGCGGTATAGGGCTCGCCTTCGTGCTCGGCGAAGCCTTGCGGCGGCACGCTCGGCGTCTGCTCGGCCAAGGCGGCGCGGCCGCGCCTGCCATGCGCCTCGGGCGGCGCGAGGATGCCTGTCGCCTGCTCGATCATCTCGATCGTGCGGGCCGACAGCGTGCCGTTGTAGCCCGCCTTGTTCCTGAACCTGGTCAAGGTGGAAGGGTCGCCCTCGAATAGCCGGGCGATCTCCGTCGGCGTCAGCTGACGCTCCCGCTCGACCGTCTCCAGATAGGCCAGTTGCGCGGCGCGCAGCTTCTCCTTGCGCGCCTTCTTCACTTGCTCGGCATGCGTCTGCATGGCCCGTCGCTCCGTGTGAAAGACGGGCGGACGCTGCGGCGCAGCAGGGCTGTGAGCAATTTGAAACATCACACTTGACGCAACCACGCAAATCAGATCGACGTGTGAAAGTTCACATGAGGATCGTAAATCACATGCCCGAACAGGAAGCGCAAGAGCTGGAGGGGCGGTTGTCCCGCCTTCGATTGCCGGTCGCGACGCTGGCGAAGCGCGCCAGCTGCGACCAGGCGACGATCAGCATGTACGTCAAGGGCCAGCGCCGCATGTCCGAGCGCATCGCGCGCGATGTGATGTCGGCGCTCGTCGCCGAGGAGCTTTCCGTCCTCACCCATCTCGCGCGGCTGCATCCGCAGGCCGCGATCGAGAGTGCTCGGGCCGTGTCGGTCCAGCCCCCTCGGGCGGCCTGAGCCCCGTTTCGTTCCCGTTGCGTCGCGTTCGACTGCCCGGCCGGTGCCCCAATCGCCGGCCGGGCCTTTCCTCACCTTTGCCGGAGCCTCGCGATGGACAACCGCGTCACGCTCGAAATCCTGATCAAATACGCCGGCGGCCAGACGCGCATCGAGCTCGTGCGCTTCCAGCCCGGCGCGGTGCCGCATGGCTACATCCTCCAGGAGGAGCCCGACGCCAGCCTGGGCCGCACGCTGGTGCGCGACCAGGTCAAGCTGCTCAACGCGCTGCGCGACCTCGCCAAGCCGAAATGGCTCAAGCTGCTGCACGACGCCGACAGCTCGGCGCGCGACCTGTTCGGCCCCGCGATTGCGCTGATGGAAGCGCCGGCCGCCGGCGTGGCGCAGGGGGCGGCGGCGTGAGCGGGAACACGCGCGGCGGCGTCGCTGTCAACCCGAAACTGGAGTGGAAGCGCTTCGACGCGCTGCCGGCAGCGATCCGCCGCGTCTACGCCCTCGCGCCTTTCGACTATGCACTGTCTGCGGCCGAGCGCGGCTGGAAGGACTATCGGCGCGCCGGAAAGACGGTCGCGGAGTTCAAGGCGCGCGAGGTCGCCTGGATCTGCGCGCATCTGCAAAAGCAGGCCCGTAAGACCTATGGGCCGGATCACCCCGACGCGCAGCGCTCGCGCCTGGAGCGCCGGCCATGAGGAACGGTGCCTTCGGGGTCTATGAAGATCCGGTGCTGATGTTCCGCCGCTTCGACGCCATGCCGAAGGAGCTGCGCCGCGTCCATGCGCTCGCGCCGTTCCACATGCATATGGGCAAGGCGGCCAAGCGCCTCGATGTCTACCGCAGCGCCGGCGCGACCATCGAGAAGATGCGCACGGCCGAGATCTTCCTCATGTGCAAGCTCCTCCAGGAGGAGGCCGCCCGCACTTACGGCCCGGAACATCCCGACGCGCAGCGCTCCCGCCTGGAAGGCCGGGCGCGGCGCGTCCTGCGCGGCTCTACGGCCGGGGGAGGGCGGGCATGAAGTGGGCCGCTCGCAAATCCCTTCTCGGCTACTGGACCATTGCCCTGCTTGCCGCCGACGAGGCGGAGCTCGGCGCGGCATCGGTCAACCAGTTCGGCCGCGTGCGCTTCTTCTCGAAGCGGCAGCCGAGCCCGTTGGGCGACTGGTTCCCGCCCTGGGAAGCCCTCAACGCGGCGGCGGATATCGCCCGGCAGTTCTGCCCGCCCGAGGCCGGGCGTTATGGCTGGCGCGGCTCGGCCCGGCGCGGCGAGCTCTGCGGGCAGATCGCAGCCGCGCTCAATGCCGCCGGCGTCTTTCCTGCGGAGGCGCGGGCGGCATGAGCCATCCCGTCTCCATCGACGCGGTCAAGGCCAAGCTGAACGATCGGCTCGACGATCTCATGGCGAAGCTCTGCCCCAACGCCGTCAAGGTCGGCAACGAGTGGGAGATGGGCTCGATCCGGGGCGAGCCGGGCCAGTCCTTCAAGATGAACCGTTCCGGCAAGAAGCTGGGGCTGGGCTACGACTTCGCCGAGGGGCGCTACTACGACATCCTCGACGTGGTCGCCGCCGCGAAGTTCGACGGCGATATCGGAGACGCCATCGCCTGGGCGATCGCCCTTTTCAACCTCGGCCGGATGACGCCGGCCGAGATCCGCGAGCAGGAGGAGAAGGCCAAGCGCCAGCGCGCCGAGGCGGAGAAGGGCCAGGCCGAGGACGCCGAGGCGGTGCGGCGCAAGGCCAAGGGGCTCTATCTCGCCGGCGAGCCCTGGGAAGGCTCCCCGGTCGAGCGCTACCTGCTCGGCCGCCGGATCGACCTGAAACGCTTCGACCGCAGCCCGCGCGCCCTGCGCTGGCACGGCCGGGTCTGGAACCGCGAGGCCGGCGGCGTCGAGCTGCCGGCGATGCTGGCGCCGATCGTCGACGCCATCAGCGGCGAGCACCTGGGGACGCACCGCACCTGGCTCGACCTGCTGGCGGACGGGCGCGTGACCAAGGCGGCGCTGCGCGAGCCCAAGATGAGCTGGGGGGCCTATCGCGGCGGCGTCATTCCGCTGCTGCGCGGGGAGTCCGGCAAGCCCTTGAAGCAGATGCCGGCGGACGAATGGGTCATCTGCGCCGAGGGCATCGAGAACGCGCTCTCGGCCGCGCTGATGCGGCCGCAGCGCCGGGCGATCGCCGCCGTCTCGCTCTCCAACCTGGCCGAGATCCGGCTGCCGCCGCAGCTCGGCGGGCTGTTCCTGGTCGCCGACAACGACACCAAGTCCGGCCCGCAGAAGCAGTTCGCGCGCGCCTGCGCGCGTCTCGAGGAGCGCGGCGTGCGCTTCCAGATCGTCCGCCCGCCCGAGGGCATCAAGGATTTCAACGACTGGCTGGCCGCCCTGGAACGCCAGGCCGAACAAGGGAGAGTGGCGTGAGCGAACGTCTCGATAAACGGCAGTACCTCTATGGCGAGCCGCGTCTGAGCAATGCGCAGGTGAAGGCGCTGCGCGAGCTTTCGAAGGGGCCGATCAATTGGACGGACCGCGTCAGATCAGCGACGCTCAAGGCTCTTCGCGGCAGTCTCATGGTCGATGTCAGCGGTGATGTCGCGGAGATCAGCCCTAGGGGCCGGAAGATCCTCGCGCTGATCGACGAGGCCGCAGCATGACGCCGGCCCAGCGCAACGCCCTGCGCAATCCCTGCTTCGCGGCCGAGGAGACCACGGCGGCCGCCTTCGGGTGGCGCGAGAGCTTTCCCAACACGGACGTGACGGTTCGGCTGACGCTGAACGTTGGCATGGAGTGAGCGGTGTTCTTCGGCGGCAAGCCTCTCTGGCATGTCAGCGTGGCCATCTGGTCGCGGCTGACGAACGCCCCGAAGCCGTGTCCCGTGTGGACCGATCAGGACCGCTCCCGCGCCGACCGCATCGCCGAGCAGCTGCTCGCCGGCGTCGGCATCGCCGACCAGGCCCGCACGGACGATTACGGCATCGCCAGGCACTACCGGCGCGCCACGACGCCGGACGAACAGGACGCCGTGTTCCGCTCGCCCAAGGGGCGTCTCGCGGCACTGCGACAAGCACGAGGCTATTGAGATGGGCGCGGATACCAAGATCGAGTGGGCGCACCACACCTTTAATCCGTGGATCGGCTGCACGCGGATCTCGCCGGCCTGCGACCATTGCTATGCCGCCGATTGGGCCAAGCGCTACGGCCAGGAGCATCTCTGGCAGGGCGAGCGCCGGCAGACCTCGGCGCAGACCCGGCATCAGCCCTTCAAGTGGAACCGCGAGGCGGCCGAGGCCGGCGAGCGGCGGCGGGTGTTCTGCGGCTCGCTGATGGACTTCGCCGACAACCAGGTTCCGGGCCGCTGGCGCGATGACGCCTGGCACTGCATCAGCATGTGCCCCTGGCTCGACTGGATGCTGTTGTCGAAGCGGCCGCAGAACTATGCGCGCTTCCTGCCGGGGCCGGCGATCGGCGCGCCCGAGTGGGGCGATGGCTGGCCCAATGTCTGGCTCGGCACGACGATCGAGGACCGCAAGCGCCTGCCCAACCTGGAGCATCTGCGCGCCGTGCCGGCGGCGGTGCGCTTCCTCTCGATCGAGCCGTTGCTGGAGGATCTCGGCGAGCTCGACCTTACCGGCATCCACCTGGTCATCGTCGGTGGCGAGAGCGGGCCGGAGGCTCGTCCAATGCACCCCGCCTGGGTGCGCTCGCTGCGCGACCAGTGCGCGGCCCAGGGCGTCGCCTTCTTCTTCAAGCAGTGGGGCGAGTGGGCTCCGCATACGGTAGATCTCGAAGACGAGGAAGGTTCGATCCGCACTACGCCTCGCGGCGGGGTGAACTGGCAGGCCGAACGGCCAGGCGGCTACTTCGGTGTGTTCCGCATCGGCAAGAAGCGCGCCGGCCGGCTCCTCGATGGCCGCACTCATGACGAGATGCCGAGGCCTGCCGCATGACAGGCCTGCCTCAGCCCGCGCTGACGATGATGCCCGCCGCCATGCGGGCGAAGCATCGCGCGCGGGCACAGCGTGAGATCGCCCGCTATCTCTGCGGCGTGAAATGGACGGACGGCTTCTGCGAGGCCGCTCTCGCGCCGGACTGCCGATGCCAGAAGGCCGCCCATGCGATCCTCGCCATGGTCGAGGGCGTCGGCATCGTCCCGGTGTGGGAATATGACGCCGAGCTGCGGCGGCTGCTGGCGGCTTGCCAGCCCAGCCTCGAACCGGCGGAAGGGCTCGGCCTATGAGCGAGCCGACCCCGCTCCAGCCGCTCGCCCCGCATCTCGCGCCGATGGCCGATGCCTTCGCGGCGGCCGAGCAGGCCGCCCGCCAGCAGGAGCAAGACGCCGCCGCCCAGGCCGAGGCCCGCCGCAAGGCGGAGCTGGAACAGGCCGAGCTGGAAGACGACGCCAGGGCGATCAAGGATGCGTTCAAGCGCGGCGGGATGAAGCTCGCCCTGGCCATGGGCCGATCCTGCAAGACGAGCTGGACCGCCGACCAGGTCGAGGACCTGATCTATCCGCCGCCCCCGCCGCCGCCGGCCGCCGGCGGCGATGGCGACGGCGGCCAGCGCCCGCCGGCCGGGCCGCAGCCGGACGAAGGCGACGAGCCGCCGAAGTGGAAGCTGAAAAAGAACCCGGTCAAGGCGCTGCCGAAGGACTGCCCGGTGACGCCGCTCGGCATCGACGGCGAGGTCTGCTTCTACCTGACGCCGAACGGCCAGTTCCTGCCGCTGGAAAGCCACGCGGCCGAAGGGCTGCGCAAGCTGTTCTCGCCGGACGTGCCGTGGCTGTGGGGCAATTTCCCGAAGTTCAAGGAAAACACCGGCGAACAGACCAATTGGGACGCGGCCAAGGCATCGGACAGCCTGATCCAGGCCTGCGGCCGGCGCGGCCCCTTCGACCCGGCCGAGAAGCTGCGCGGCGTCGGCGCCTGGCACAGCCCCTCCGGCCAGCTGATCCTGCATTGCGGCGACCAGATCTTCGACGGCGCGAGCTGGCAGAAGCCCGGCTTCGTCGGCGACTTCGTCTATCCCGGCGCGGCGGCGCTGGCGAAACCTTTCCCCTGGTCGGAGGACGATATGGAAGCCGATGCCGAACGGAAGCGCTTCTTCGCCGAGCTCAAGGCGCTGCTCACCATCCTGGACAGCTGGAACTGGGCGGCCGAGTTCGAGGTCAACGCCGAGACCGGCGAGCGGGTGAACTTCCACGGCACCGAGCACAAGCTCTCCTCCATCCTGGTCCTGGGCTGGATCTGCTCGGCGCTGGTCGGCGGCGCGCTCGACTGGCGGCCGATGATCTGGCTGACGGGCGAGGCGGCGGCCGGCAAATCCACCCTGCAGAAGCTCGTCGCCGCGATCATGGGCGCGCGGCTGGTCACGTCATCGGACGCCACGGCCGCCGGCATCTACCAGAGCGTCGGCTATTCCAGCCGCGCCGCCGGCATCGACGAGGCCGAGGCCGACCCCAACAGCCAGAAGATGAAAGGCATGGTCGAGCTCGTGCGCCAGTCCTCCTCGGGCGGCAACATCCTGCGCGGATCGAGCGACCCGAAGAAATGGCGCGGCTTCACGGCCCGCTCCTCCTTCCTGCTCTCCTCGATCGTCATTCCGCCGCTGTTCGGCCAGGACCTGACGCGCATCACCATCCTGCCGCTCGCGCCGCTGCCGAAGGGCTCGCAAAAGCCGAAGATCGAGACGGCGCGCTGGGCCGCCTTCGGCACGATGCTGCTCGCCCGCCTGCTCGACAACTGGGAGCGCTGGGAAGCCACGCTCGACAGCTACGCCATCGCGCTTGGCGAGCTCGGCCACGATGCGCGCGGCGGCGAGCAGCTCGGCGGGCTCTTGGCCATGGCCGACATGGTGCGCTTCGACGAGATCCAGAGCGACGACATCGCGCTGTGCTGCGCGCCCTTCGACAAGCGCAACCAGCCGAAGGACGAAACCACCTCGCAGCAGTTCCTCAACTGGCTGATCACCAAGACCGTCGTCGCCTTCCGGGGCGGCAACCAGATGACGATCGGCGCGCTCGTCGCCGGCGCGGCCGGGCTGGTCGATCTCCAGGGCGAAGGCGCGACGCCGGCGAGTTACGCCGCCGCGCTTCATGCCCATGGCGTCTTCGTCGAGGGCTTCCGCGACGAGGCCACGGTGACGCTGCCCAACCAGAGCGCCGGCCTGGCGCACCTGCTCGACGGCTCGCCCTGGGGCACCAAGCCCGGCGCGGCGCTCTCCGGCTGGCAGCAGGCCATGCAGCGGCTGTGCACCGCGCGCGGCCCGGACGGCCAGCCGCTCGGCAAGAAGATCAACACCAGGAAGCTCGGGATCGGCCGGGGATGGTCCCTGCCGGCCAAGATCTTCCTGCGCATGGAGGAGGAGTGAGATGGGGCGCTTTCGCAAGAAGCCAGTCGAGATCGAGGCGTGGCAATTCACGCTGATGAAAGACGCTGCAACCCAGCCGGATTGGCTGAAGGCGGCGTTCCTCGACGGCGCTGTGTTCTACCAGGGCGGGGCCGATCCCTACCTCACGATCGAAACGCTCGAAGGCACGCATCGCGCCTCGCTCGGCGATTGGATCATTCAAGGTGTCAAGGGGGAGCTCTATCCCTGCAAGCCGGAGATCTTCGCCGCAACCTATGACGTAGTGGAGGGCTGAGCCGATGGCATTCAAGGCCGAACCCGTCAGCACGGAACACAGCGGCTTCACCACGGATCTGTCGCAGGTCGGGCGTTCGCCCGATCTCGGCGACGTGCTGATGTCCAACGCCGTCAGCATCAACATGTGCCCCTGCTGCGGGCGCATACACATCGGCGGGCATGACCGGAGAGGGCTGCAATTCGTCGCGCTGCCGGTCGACGCCAGCGTGGCGCGCGCCATCGCCGCAAACCTCGTCGAGTTCGCCGTCGAGAGCGAGAAGCTCGCCGGCAGCCGACTGTACAAGCACTAGGGGGCGGCCATGCGACAGGATTGGCAGGACAAGATCGCAGCCTCGAACACCGAGCTGGAAGGCATGCTCGGCTCGCAGGACGCGCGGATGCGATGCGCGGCCCGTTTCGGCCTAGCTGTCACTCAGCCGCTCAACGCCTGGTATGCCGACGAGCTTGCGCGCGGAACGGACCCTGCGGTGCTGCTGGAGGTTCTTCCGCGCTGCCTCGGCCAGGTGCTCGGCATCATCGTCTTCAACCAGGGCGGCCACCCCCAGCTCGCCCAGGCCACGCTCAGCCTGCTCGGCGTAGAAGCCTGCACCATCATCGGCCGCGCGCAGGCGGGCGACCTCGACCAGATGAAGGTTCGCAATCCGGGGGCCAGGCCATGAAACAGAAAACCCTGTTCGTGGCTGCCACGGCGGCCGAGGCGAAGGCGGCGGCGGATCACATGCAGCCGGGGCCGATCGAGTATGCGAAGCCGGAGCTTTCTGCGGCGGTTACGGATGTGCTCGATCGGCGACGGGAGCAGGTTGCTCTCGGCTACACTCCCGAGCATGACGACAAGCACGATCGCGGCGAGATCCTTCGCGATCCGCATTGGGGCGCTTCGATCCGCCTCCACGCCGTCGTCGCTGACCGTCATCCCAATTCGCGCGATGGGCTGGTCGATGTCGCGGCCATGATCATCGCCGAGATCGAGCGGCTGGACCGCCGGGACGGCCGGACATGAGGGGCACCCCGATCAACTCGGCCGAGATCGTCAGCCTGCGGGATGGCGGCTACATGGTCTTCGATACTTCGCACGAAAGTCGGCATGCCGGCATGGAGCGCGTGCCTGTCTTCGCCTGCGGCAGCAAGGACGATCTCCTGGACTATCTGGAGAAGCGTCTGGCGGACCCGCCAAGCGAGGAGGAAGGGGAATGAGCCGCCACCCCGTTGAGGAGGAGATGCGCCGGGGCGTCTCGCTCTCCCTCACCAACGCCGTGTTCTCCAAGCTCATCAAGATGGGCCGGCAGCTCGGCAAGACGCCCCAGCGCATGGCGCAGGAGCTGTTTGACGAAGCCTACGCCGCCCGCTGCATGGGCAAGAGCGCGGCCCAGCAGGTCGCGGCCGCCGGCGCGATGGCCGATGCCCTGGAGGAGGATCTCCAGCAGCAGCTCGCCGAGGCGCGGGCGCAGCTGGCGCGGATGGAAGCGCGCTACGAGGAGCAATTCGCCGGCCGCGATCGCGCTCTCGACCAGCTCGTGAAGGCTCAGGATCTCGCCATCGAGATCGGCAAGGATCGGGACACGGCCAAGGCAGCGGCCAAAGAAGCGATGGACCAGGTCAAGCGCATGGAAGGCGTCATCGCCGGCAAGGACCGCATGTTGCTCGACCAGGCCGACGAGATCCGCAAGATGCGCGAGGCGGCCAAGGGCCAGCTCGTCGTCGTCAACCAGGCCAGCGAGATCCTCAAGCGGGAGGCGCAGCCGGCTGAGGAGCCGGCCTGGGCGCAGCCGTCGAGCGCCTCGCAGCTGCGCGCCATCCGGGCCATGAAGGCGGCCGGCAACAGCCCGGCCGCGATCGCGCGCCAGCTCGCCGTCTCGATCGAGACGATCAAGGCGGCGCTGGCATGAGGGATCTCCGAAACCGCATCGGATACCGCTTCTGGTACTGGCGCTGGCAGATCTCGCTGCGCCTGCGGCCGGCGCGCCAGTGGCTCGGCCGGCTCTGGAACTGCCATCGGAACGCGCGGCGGCTCGCTGCGATCGAGCAGGCGCTCAATCACCGCGACCTCTTCATCAATCCCGATTTCATGGAGGAGATCGCCGGCGAGATCGACTGCGCCGGTTCAGGTTGCGAACACGTCTGGTCCGAATGGGATACCGGCGCGTCCGGCTGCACCGTCTCCGAGAAAGGCACGTATTGCCCGAATGATCTGGCCGAGACCCTGCGCGAATTGGCCAGGGTGGCGCGTGCTTGAGGCCTTTCCATATCTCTACCGCTTCGACCGCTGCGGCCGGAAAGGTCAGCCCTGCAAGGTGACGGCACGCGGCAAGATGAACTCCGTCCGCGTCGTCTTCGCGGACGGCTTCACCATGATCACCAGCGGGAATGCGCTGCGTCGGCTGAAGCCTAGCGACCAGCCAGATCCTCGCGCGCGTCGCGATGGGTGTCCCGAATCGTCATGATGCCCTGGCGCAGCCGCACGCGATCGCGCGGGTGACGCTCGACAGCCGCGTCGAAGGCGGCGAAGCCGATCATCAGCGCAGCGCAGCGCGCGACCTCGACCGCCTGCCGGTGCCGATGCGGCAATTCCATGTCCTCGACCTCGACGACGATGTCGAGCGGCTCCTTCAGGATCACGCCCATGCTCAACCTCCATAGGAACGAGGGCAGAACATAGGAACAGAGTCGGGGGCAAGGTCAAGCGCCGACTGGACGCGCTCCACCGCCCGCGCCATCCTCGCGCGCGGGAGGGCAGGGCGATGATGCGAGCGGCGATCGTGGCGGGGGTGATGATGGCGGCCGGAGCGGCCTGGGCACAAGCGCCGGACTGGACGGCTGTCGACGAGTGCTACCGACGCAGCGCGGCCGATCTCGACGACATGTCATCGGATGCGGAGACGATCGCCGGGGCCGTCAGCTTTTCCTGCATGACGGCCGAGCGCAAGCTGGTCGCCTATGCGAAGCCGGGCAACGAGCAAGAGCGGACACAGGCGCATCTCGACATGCGCAGCACCTTCCTGGCGCGCGCCACGACGGCGGTCCTGGTCCGCCGCGTGATGATCCGCAAGGGCGAGATGAAGCCCTAGAAGTCCAAGCCCTGGACCCGACGCAGGGCGCGCGCGATCGCGGCCGCGTCGCTCTCGCCTGGCCGGCGGATCGCCTCCAGGTCCGCCAGGGCCTCGCGCTCCAGCTGGATCGAGAGCAGCCGGCCGCCGCGCGCCTTGAGCTCGGCCCGCGCCAGGCGCGCCATGGTGGCGCGATCGCGCGGCATGGCGGCATCGTATTTCAGCGGGCGGGCCATCAGCGTTGCTCCTGCTCGTCGCGCGCCCGCAACCAGGCCATAGCCTCGCGCTGGCGCGGAAAGCGCCGCTGTTCGCCTTCCGCATGCGGAGGCGCGCCGGCCGGGCGATGGATCGACCAGGCCACCCAGCGCTCGCCCGGCCGGTTGCCGACGAACTTCGCGACCGTGCCGATGCGACGGTCGCCTAGAAAAATGCCCTGCATCTGCTACACCCTCCTCGATGTCGCCGGCGTCGCCTCTCCGGGTTCGCCTGACGATGTCATGCCCGGCCGCCTGCCAGCGGCCGGGCGTCTTCCTCGCCGCCGGCGTAGTAGCTCGGCCTGCGTTCCAGTTCAGCTGCGATCCACTGCTCGGCGAAGAGCGGGAAGCGCTTTTCCAGGCGGGCGCGCAGGTTGCGACGGCGCGCCTTCCCCTTCGCCTCGGTGCTCCAACGGCGGATAGGCCGTTGCGTCACCAATTCCCAGCCAATGGCGTAGCCACAACCGGGCGACCATTTCGCCATGACCTCGGCCGGGCAGGGCTGCCCGCGCTCGACGAGGACAGCCGCCAGGACGCGAGGTCCCGGCGGCTCGGTGTGCGGGTTTCTCCAACTGAGTGACCAGCGGGCCATGTCCGGCATCAGAACAGCTCCAGTTGGTGGCGCTGGTCGCCGAACAGCGGCAACGCCGAGGTGTCGAAGTCCTGCGGCGGGCGCTTGGCCTTGCGCCGCTCCTCGGCCTTCCTGATCGCCGCGTCTAGTCGCAGGCTCGGGGAGGGGAGCGCGTCGCGGCGCTCCGTCCTGGTCTCGTCGACGGCGGGGCTCATGAGCGCGCCCTCGGGGCCGGGATCAGCTGCGCCAGGCGCTCGCCGGTGATCTCCTCATCCGGCCAGAGCCGCAGCTTGTTCAGGATGTCGCAGCGATCGCGGCCGGTCTGGCGCTGGTAGGCGGCGAGGCAGCCGGCGGCGAAGGCCTCGCTGATCTCGCGCTGGGCGAAGACGTAGCCGATGCCGGAATGGACCGCGCGCGCCTGCGGGTGCGGCTTCGGCACGACATAGCCGGGCGTCGCGCCCATCGAGCCTTCCGTGCCTTCGCTCCAGCCGGTGACGATCCGGCCATCGGGCAGGAGCCAGCTGGTCTTGCTGTAGGCCATGTCGATCATGCCGTCGAAGCCGCGCGAGCTGTAGGCGCTGCTGATCCGCTCGACCTGCTCCTTCGTCGGGCCGTCGACCCAGTCGATCCGCGTCGAGCTGCCGCCGCTGTAGCTCTCGCCCCGGACCCGGAATTTCACGCCGGGAAACGCCTTGGCGAGATGCTGGCGCAGGATCTTGTTCGTCTCCGCCAGGCGCAGATAGGCGACGGGCTCGGCCTTCGGGGCGACCGGCTCTTTCGGGAAGCAAACGACTGTCATGGGTTCTCTCCGGGTTGAGGGGCGGCGTCTGCCAACGCCGTGAGGAGAGTTATTACACATGCGCTAAAATCAGTGCAAGTGAATTTTCACACGCAATTCACATAAATCGTAATCCGCTGATATCGCAGAGGTTTAGACGCTGTCGCGGTGGAAAAGCTGTGGATGGAGCTGCGACCAGGCGTCAGCCGGCCTATTGACAGCCCGGCGCAAATCAGATGCGCGTGTGAATGTTCACACAACCGATGGATCGCGCTCGCGTGTCTGGCCGCCCCTGCCTCCCTGCAACCCTGTTTGGCGACGCGATTGTTTCGCGCGCGCTTACGGGGTGCGGGCCGACAGGTGTTGCGGGGGCGTTGCGCGGGGTGTTGCAGCGTAACGCGTTGCAATCGCTGTCTTTTTCGCGCTCGCAACACCTGCAACGCCTGCAACAGCCGGTCGCCTCACGTATGTGCATGCGAGGGCGAGCGAGGGCGAGCGCAGGCGCATCTACGCGCGGGCTCGGGTCCGTTGCAAGTGTTGCAAGTGTTGCAGATGATAAATCTATATATATATCAATGGTTTACCCGCAACGCTCTCCGCAACGCCTCGCGATCGCGGCGGCGCAGGGTGTTGCGGCTCGCTCCTGCTCGATCGGCTCCGCAGCGCCGCAGGCGATTAAATATCCTCGGATATTCAAGGGCTTGCGGGTCGCGAGGCCTCGCAGGGCAGCGACAGCCGGAAATGGGGTGTTTGGTGTGAGTGCGGCGGCTCCGGCGCGGCCGCGCGCGGAGCTCGGGCAGGGCAGGGCGAAGGCCTGCGGCCTTGCCCTGGAGGGCGTCCAGGCGGGCCATTTCGGGCCGATCTTGCCGCCAGTCGCCAGCGAAAACGAGCGATATCAAGCGCTTAGGCGCCCGATCCTCGTAAACGCCGCATCCATTGAGGGGGTGGCCTCGCCTTCGGACCCCACCCCCCCCACCTCGGCCGGACCCCACCCCCCGGAAGCGACCGCCCCTCTTTCCGCCGCCCGCCTGGCTGCGCCTGCCGGCCCGTCCGGGGGCTTCCCTGGTCGGCGAGGCGAAAACGCGGATCGGTGGGGCGGTGGGGCCAGGGGCTCCGGGGCACCGGGATTTTTTGCGGCGAAGACAGGCGTCCTGGAAAAACCGGGTTCCGGGGAGGTTCGGCATGGCTGACCGCAACGGAACGGCCGGGGCGGTAGCAGGCCTCCTGGCGCAGGCTCAGGACGCGATGCCGTCCGAAGGTGAGCAGCTCGACATGCTGGCGACGACGCAGCGGCCGGCGAGCCAGCGGCTACATGTCACCAGCCCGTCCGGGAAGAAGGATTTCTTCCATGAGGGCCGGCTCGCCCAGGAGGTCGAGCGCAGTGCCAAGGCGGGACGGCCGAAGGGCGCGCAGAACCTCGCCACTCGGGAGCTCAAGGATTGGATCGTCCGGCTCCTGGGGGGCACGCCCCAGGAGCGCATGGCGCGATGGGCAATGCTCGAACCGGAGGAGCTGGCGCGCCGGCTGAATTGCACAGTCGCCGCCGCCTTCGATCGTCAGCAGGCCATTCTGAAGGAGCTCGCGCCCTACTTCATGGCCCGCATGCAGCCGGTCGATGATCAGGGCCGCACGGTCCCGCTCGTCGCGCTCTCGATCGGCGGCCAGGTCGGCCAGGCGAACGGCGCTCAGCCCTGGTCCGAGTGGTTCGGCGGCCAGCCGCAGCCCGACATCGTCGATGTGACGCCGGAGGAGGGCAAATGACCGTTCTCCGCTACGGCACGCTCGACGAGATGCTCCGCAGCTACAGCCACGGCACGGCTCTGCTGCTCGACAGCGCCGGCCCGGTCTCGGACGCCTTCATCATGTCGCGCGGCACGCGGGATCTGATCTCCGGCCCGGTCGGCTCGGGCAAGACGACGGCGGCGGTCAAGCGGGCGCTGCGGGCGGCGATGCGCCAGCCGCCGATGCTGCACAACGGCAAGCGGCTCCAGGGCGCGCCACGCTTCTACCGGCTCAACGTCTACCGGACTACCTACAAGGACATCTGGCAGACCACGGTCCCGAGCTGGTGCAAGATCCTCGACCCGCAGAAGGGCGTCGGCAACCTGGTCGGCTCCTCGCCGCGTCCCGGCCAGTACACGCTCGATTTCGACGACGGCTGGGGGCCGATCCACATGGAGGTCAACTTCCTCGCCTGGGGCGAGGATGCGGACCCCGACAGCCTCGGCGGCACGGAAGCAACGGACGCCTACCTCAACGAGATGCCGACGCTGCGCGAGGATCTCTTCGTCAACCTCGGCCGCACGGTCGGCCGCTTCCCGAACCGGGGCGAGATCGGCCTGCCGGACGATCCGCGCATCCCCTATGGCGCGATCTTCGGCGATGCCAACGCGCCGGAACCCGACAGCTGGGTCTATCGCGATTTCTGGGGGCCGGAGAAGCCGGAGGGCTACCAGCATTTCCGCCAGCCCGGCGGGCTCGATCCGAACGCCGAGAACCTCAAGGCGGTCGGCCGGACGTACTACACCGCCATGGTCGAGGCGAACCGGCACCGGCCCTGGTGGATCAAGATCAAGGTCCACCACAAGCCCGGCTACAACCGCGAGACGGACGTGATCTACGCCGATTTCGACGATGATCTGCACGTCTCGATGCTCCCGCTCAAGCCCTATCCGGTGCTGCCGGTCCTGGTCGGGATCGACGGCGGGCTAACCCCGGCGGCGGCCTTCATGCAGGAGCTGCCGGACGGGACGCTGAACATCCTCGCCGAAGTCGTCGTCACGCGCGGCGATGAGTTCGACCTGGCCGAGGGCATGAAGGTGGTCATGGGCTCGCCGCGCTTCCTCGGCTGCGAGTTCGCCTTCCAGTGCGATCCGGCGATGGAGGCGGGCGAGGATCTGACGATCGGCTCGATGCGGGCGCGCCTCGCCAAGGCGCTGGGCCTGCCGACGCTGGCGGTGAAGCTCGCCGCGACGAACGACCCGGAGAGCCGCCACGCTCCGATCCGCGAGAAGATCAAGGACGGCCGCCGCAAGCTCCAGGTCGACGCGACGCACTGCCCGACGATCCGCCGCGCGCTCGCCGGCACCTACCAGTATCACCGCACGCGGGGCACCTCCGAGCGCGGCCGCGCCGTCAAGAACCCGGACAGCCACATCATGGAGGCGGCGGAGTACGGCGCGATGCAGTGCGGCACGGAAGCCGCTCGCATCCGCAAGACGGAGCGTGTCCGCCAGCGCGAGGCCAAGCGCAGCGGCGCGGGCGGCAAGGCGGCGCGCTGGCGGCCGCTCGCCCGGAAGGTGCAGTAATGTACGTGCGCCGCACCCATCCCGCCGAGATCCTGGAGATCTGCGCGGATCTGCGCCCGGCGGATCGCGCCGAGATGCTGGCGACCAGCTTCGTCGACGATCCGGCCGAGCACGGCGCGGCGATCGCGGCCGGGCTCGATCAGGCCGTGGTGGCGCTCACCCTGCTCGACGATCGTCGGGCACCGATCGCCTTCGTCGGCTTCTGGCAGATCGCGCCGGGCGTCGCCACGGCCTGCATGTTCGCCACCCCGGCCTTCGCGTCGATCGCGCGGGCTGCGCACGGCTTCTGCCGGGACAGGCTGATGCGCGATGCCGTGCCGCGCGCCTTCCGCCGGGTCGAATGCCGGGCGCTCGCCACCAATGCCAGGGCGCGGATCTGGCTCAAGCGCCTGGGCTTCGTCGAGGAGGCGGTCCTGCTCGGCCTCGGCAAGCGCGGGGAGAGTTTCGTGCAGTGCGCGTGGGTCAACCCTTCAATCCGACAGGAGGCCTGACATGGGCTGGTTTTCCGGGCTTTTCAGCAGCAAGCAGCGGCGCCTCGACCAGATCTGGCAGGCGCAGCAACTCCAGCAGCAGCAGGAACAGGCGGCGGCCGAGCAGCAGCGGCTCAACGACGAGCTCAAGGCGAGCCGCGCCGACGCATCGAAGCAGATCGAGCTGCTCAACCAGCAGAGCGAGGCGGCGCTCTCCCAGGCGGCCGAGACCGCCCGGCTCTCGCAGAAGCAGGCGGAGGAGGCGAGCTACCGCGCCTCGCTGACGCCGGCGGACAGCGAGGATGCGCGGGCGGCGGCCGATCGCAAGCTCAAGAAGCTCCAGGCGGCGCGCGGCATCGCCTCGACGATCGTGCAGCGCGCCGGCGGGCTCGGCGCGCCATCGGTCGCGACCCAGCAGCTGCTCGGGGCCTGACCGGCGATGTACGGGCTCAACGACATCCTCACCCGTCACGACGAGCTCAAGGCCATCCGCCAGCCGGTCGAGCGTCAGTGGCGCGAGATCGCGCAGCTGATGTGCCCCGAGCAGGAGGACATGTTCACCGGCAACAGCCGGACGAACCCGGCCTATGACGAGCTCTACGACGCCACGACGATGCAGGCGGCGGAGGCCTTCTCCGGCGGCATCTACGGCCAGATGACCAACCCGGCGAACAACTGGTTCGAGTTCGGGCTGGAGGATACCGAGCTCGCCAGCTACTACCCGGTCAAGTCCTGGCTCTGGCGCCAGAGCCGCAAGGCCTACGGCACCTTCGCCGTTGCCCGCTCCAAGTTCTATTCCGAGGCGCCCGGCTGGTTCGGGGATCTCGGTATCTTCGGCATGGGCACGCTCTATTCCGAGGAGATCGTGGGGGCGGGGCGGTTCCTGGACCGCGCCATCCCGCTCGGCGAAAGCTTCATCGACGTGGACGCGGAAGGCGATGTCGACACCTTCCACCGGGCCTTCCGGCTCACCGGCCGCCAGGCCAAGCAGAAGTTCCCGGAGCTCGAAGCCCTCGGCAGCCAGGTCAACGACCGCACCACTTACGAGTTCATCCACGCCGTCTGCCCGAACCCGGCCTACGATGCCCGCCGTATCGGGCTCGCCGGCAAGGCCTTCCTGTCGGTCTACGTCTCGCCCCAGCTCAAGAGCTTCATCCGCACTGGCGGTTATCACCGGATGCCCTACCACGTCGTCATGTGGAAGCGGCGCCCCGGCCGGGTCTATCCGGTCGGCCCCGGCCATATCGCCCGGCCCGAGGCGGCGATGCTCAACGAGATGGAGCGCACTCATATCGTCGCAGCCCAATTCGCGGCAGATCCCACGATCCTGGCTCACGACGAGGATACCTTCTCTCCGGCAGACCGCTTTCCAGGCGCTGTCATTTACGGCCAGGTCAACGAGCGCGGCCAGCCTCTGGCCCAGCCGCTCAACACCGGCGCGAACCTCCAGCTCTCGCTGGAGATGTCGAAGGAGCGGCGGGACGCGATCCGCCAGGCCTTCTATTTCAGCGTGATGCAGCTGGTGAACCGGCCGCAGATGACGGCGACGGAGTTCCTCGGCTTCCAGGAGGAGTATCTGCGCCAGATGGGGCCGAACCTCGGCCGCATCCAGAGCCAGGGCCTCGCCCCTCTGATCGCCCGCCGCTACGACATCCTCGCCCAGGCCGGGCAGATCGACCCTCCGCCGCCGGAGCTCGAAAACCAGCCGCTCCAGATCGAGTACACCTCGCCCCTCGCCAAGATGCAGAAGGCCGGCGAGGCCAAGGCGACGCTGCAATACGTCACCGGCATGCAGCAGGTCGCGGCCGCGACGCAGGATATCGGCGTCATGGACAATATCGACGGCGATGCCGTCGCCGCCATCCTGCATGAGGCGATGGGGCCGCCGCCTTCCGCCCGGCGCGATCCGGCCGCAGTCGCGAAGCTGCGCGAGCAGCGCGCCCAGCTCGCCGCCCAGCGCGAGCAGCTCGCCCAGGCCGGGCAGGCCGCCGAGGTCAGCGCCACCAACGCGCATGCGGCCCAGGCCGCGACGCTCTCGACCCAGCGCGAGGCCGGCCAGTGAAGCTCATCGCTCCCCTGCGCGCCTTCTGGCCGGACCTGCGCGAGCGCCGCCAGCTCGTCGCCGAATATGGCCAGCTCGGCCGCATGGGCATGCTGCTGGCGGACATCGCCAAGCGCGGCGGCATCTTCATCGCCGGCGAGCAGCATCGCGATCTCTTCGCCGCCGGCGTCGCCGAGGGCCGCCGCCAGATCGCGCTCGAATTGATCCGCACGGCCGGGCTCGATCCTGCGCTTTTGCAGAAGGCCTGCACCGACCCCGTTCCCGATCCCCGGCGGCAACCCGGCCGCCTGTCTCACCTGGAGGAGTGAACCATGCTGATCCGGTCTCTCGCGATGATGCGCGTCTACAATGCTGCCGAGGCGTCGGCCGCTGCTGGCGGTGGGGGCGATGGCGGTGCGGCCGCTGCTGCCGGCGCCGCCGCAGACGCCGGGGCTGCTGCCCAGGCTGGCGGCGACGGCGGCCAAGGCGGCGGAGCCGAGCCCTGGTACGCCAAATACGAGCTCGACGAGCCGGCCAAGCAGTTCATCGCCGACCGCAAGTTCGATCGGCCGGACGGGCTCCAGTCCCTGCTGAAATCCGCGATCGAGAGCGATCGCGTCGCCCGCTCGCGCAAGGTTTTCGAGAAGCCGGACCCGGCCCGGATGAACGAATGGGGCGGCTGGGCCGAGCTCGGCTGGAAGGAAAAGCCCGAGGAGTATGCGCTGAAGAAGCCGCAGACCCCGCAGAATTTCCAGTACATGCAGGGTTTCGAGGACACCCTCAAGAAGATCGCGCATGAGAACAAGGTTCCGCTGCAAGCGGCCCAGGCCATGCTCGACGGGCTCACCGCCTGGGGCGTCTCCGAGATCGACGCGACGGATGCGCGCGGCGCCAAGGAAAGCGCCGACATGGAGGTCGCTCTCCGCAAGGAGTGGGGCGGCGACTATGACCGCAACGTGGAGCTCGCCAAGCGCGCCTTCCGCCATTTCGGCGTCGGGCTCGACGATGGCGCGCAGCTCCAGGCCATCACCGGCGCGCCGGGCATGATGAAGCTCTTCCACGCCATCGGCATGGAGATGGGCGAGGACAAGCTGGTCTCTTCGAGCGGCGGCGGCTCCGGCATGTCCGAAAGCCTTGAGGGCCTGCGCGCCGAGCTGCGCCGGCTCCAGGGTGATCCCGAATTCATGAAGGCGCTCCGCGACGAGCGGAATCCGCGCCATGGCGATGTCGCCGCCCAGCGCAAGGCGATCATCGCCAAGATCGCCAGGATCGAGACGGGGCAGCGCCGATGAGAAAAATCATGATGTTGGGCAGTCTCGGCTTTGGCCTCGTCGGCCTCCTCGCTGGTCTGGCCACGCCGAGCCTGCCTCCTCCCTCGCGGCCGCCGCGGCGGAAAGGCAGCCGCTCGACGACGGCTTGGTCGCCAATGCAACGCAACGGAAGGCGGGAAATTGAGCGCCGCCTCCGCCAGATCCAGGCAGGTCGGCTGAAAGTCGCCAACGGCCTGCATCTGGCGCGTTAGCTCCATCCCCGCCCCAGGAACCGACAGGAGGTCACAATGGGCAAGACGAAGACGCCGGCAGGGAAGCCGGCGGCCGAGCATCCGCTGCTGGAGGAGTTCGCGTCCGACGTGCCGCACGAGGCGACCGCCGGCGAGTATGCCTTCTGCATTCGCGACCGATGGCACGGCCAACCGACCGATCTCGCCGATGGCTGGCATCCGGCCGGGTCGGATTGGTATATCCGTGTCGAAGGCGGCCTGCCTCAGGAGGCGCTGCGCAGCGATCATCCTCGCTCTGCCGCACTCGACGAGTTCGCCTGACGCCTGGCCGCTTGACAGCTTGGCGCAAATCAGACAGCGCTTGACCCCATAGGAGCCCGCCGGCCGCCACGGCCGCCGGCGCAAATGCCGCAACCGCCCGCTCCGGGCGGCCCGCCGGGGAGCTAGCCCCCGCTCAACCAGCCGCCGATCGCGGGCGTTAAACGACAGGCCTGGCCCGCCGGATGGGGTGCGCTCCTACCGGCCGCAACCTCGCCGAAGCAACCAATCCCATTGTTGTTTCGAGACGAGGAGATGGCCCATGGCAGGCCCCGTCACCGATGCACACCGCATCGAATATCGCGAAAACGTCCAGCTCGCGCTTCAGGAAAAGAAGGCGATCTTCGACAGCGCCTTCATGTTCGACAGCGACCTGAAGGGCAAGCAGGTCATGATGACCGACATCGTCGGCCAGATGGAAGCGCGCGTCGACGCGCCCGAAGGTGGCGACACGCCCGACAACGAGGCGACGCACGAGCCCGTCTGGGTCCGGCCGCGCCGCATCGACTGGGGCAAGGTCATCACCAAGGAAGACCAGATCAAGGCCCTCACCGATTTCAAGAGCCAGTATGTCCAGGGCGGCGCGGCCGCCGTCGTGCGCAAGAAGAACATCATCCTGGCGGATGCGCTGTTCGGGCCGCGCCTGATCGGCAACGAGATCCCGGTCTCGACCCCCTGGGCCGGTCAGACGGTCGGCATCCAGGTCGGTTCGCCCGAGGGCGCGCCGGCGGATATTGGCATGAACGTCCAGAAGATCCTGCGCGCGATCCGCTACATGGAAGACGCCGAGATCAATATCGAGGAGGAGGAGTGCTACCTCGCCTGCGATCCGACCGAGATCGAGCAGCTCTATAACGATCTCACCTACGTCAACAAGGACTACCGGGCCAAGGCCGTGCTGGAAGAGAAGCGCGTGCTGGAGATCCTCGGCATCCCGATCATTCCCACGAAGCGCGTCGCCGATGCGGCGGCCAACCAGTCCTGCGCCGCGCTGTGGACGAAGTCGGGCATGGCCTGGGGCGAGTTCATGCCCCTCGACATCAACTCTCAGCCGAACCCGAACAAGCAGTACCGCGAGCATCCGTACATGGAGACCTGGATCGGCGCGACCCGGCTCGAAGACGCGCGCGTCGTCAAGATCCTCAACAAGTACTGATCCGCCAACGGCCGCCGGCGTCGCCGGCGGCGTCACCCGTTCAGGCCGGACCAGGCTGCGCGCCGCCGGCGAGACCAGGAGGCCCCCATGGCCGTCGTCACCAAATATGCGCGGTCCTACAAGGACCCTGCCAACGTCGCCCTGCCGCCCGCCGCCTTCGTCGAAGGTCGCGTGCGCGCCATCACCACCGGCCCGATCGCCGTCGCCAATGGCAACGACATCGGCTCGGTGATCTATCTCGGCAAGATCCCGAGCTCGGCCATCATCCTGCCGATGTCGACGCTCTATCACTCCGCCATCACCGGCCTGTCCGATTTCGACATCGGCATCGCGCGGGACGGGGCCGTGGTCGATGCGAACGTGCTGGCGGATGGGCTCACGCTGGCCGCCGCCGGCAGCAAGAACGTCATCGCGGCGCTGGCGACCGGCTCGATGGGCAAGCGCCTCTACGAGGTGCTCGGCCTGGCGAACGATCCCGGCTGCGAATACGACCTGGTCGGCACCTTCAACGCCGCCGCCACGGCCGACGGCACGATCGAAGCCTTCATCCTCTACGCCAAGAAGTAAGCGGGATGGCGCGCGCGGCATCCGAGACCGAGGCGGCCAACGGCGCGCTCGCCGAGATCGGCGAGCCGCCGATCGCCTCGCTCGACGAGCCGCGCGCCGCCGCCCGCGTCTGCAAATCCCGCTTCCACGATGTCCGCGACGCGCTGCTGCGCGAGGCGGACTGGAACTTCGCCACCGCCTGGGTCATCCCCGGCATGGACCCGGCGCCGGCGCTCGGCCGCCTCAAGAACCGCTATGTGCTGCCGCCGGACTGCGTCAAGGTCCGCTTCGTCGTCGGGCTGGAGACGGATGAATGGGCGGTCGAGGCCGCCTCCGTCGCGCCGACCGCCTCGCCGATCCTCGGCGGCGTCCTGGTCACGAACGCGACCGCGCCCAACATCTGCTACACCCGCATCGTTGCCCAGCCGGTGCTGTGGGATGCGCTCTTCCTCCAGGTCTTCCAGAAGCGCCTTGGCGCGGCGATCGCCCCGCGCATCGGCCGCAGCCAGGCCATCGCCGGCCGGCTGAATGGCGAGGCCGCCGCGCTGCTCAAGCCCGCCAAGCGGCGCGACAGCCAGGAGAAGGCCCGCACCGAGCTGCCGCGCATCACGAGCTGGCTCGCGGCCCGCTACGGAGGCCGCCGCCCATGGTGATGGCCAATCTCGACCGCTCGCAGTTCTCCGCCGGCGAGCTCGATCCCGCCCTGCATGCCCGCAAGGATCTCGCCCGCAACCAGTCCGGGCTCAAGGCCTGCGAGAACTACGTCGTCATGGTCGAGGGCGGGCTCACCCGCACGCCCGGCACGGCCTATGTCGCGCCGCTCAAGACTGAGGCCCAGCGCGGCAAGCTCGTGCCCTTCGAGTTCTCGGTGGACGATAACTACATGCTCGCCTTCAACGACGGCGTCATGCGCGTCCACCGCAATGGCGGCGTCATCGTCGATCCGGGCAGCCCGCCGGACCCTTACGAGCTAGCCGTTCCCTTCGCCGAGGCGGACCTGCCGAACCTGCGCTGGGCGCAGTCGGCCGATGTCATCTTCTTCGCCTGGAACAAGCAGCCGAAGGTGCTGACGCGCAAGGATCACGACGACTGGACGATCGCCGACTA